CCTTACCCCGACCGCCGCCGCCCAGGCCATCGCCGAGGCCCGCCGCCGGATCACCATCGCCGCCGATTACCATTGCGACGCCGAGACCGGCACGGCCATTATTCGCTTGAACGACTGCTATGCCCGAGCCGTCAAGGTTCAGGACGTCAAGACCGCCCTGGCCGCCCAGCGGGAACTCAACAAGCTCTTTGACCTGTATCGCCAGCCCACCGCCGACCTGCCCGAGGACGACGAGCCAGACCCCGCCCGCGCCCACCTAACCGGCCTGGGCCTCGGCGACGAGACCACCGACACCGCCGAGCTCGCCCGCCTCGCTGTCGCCGAGATCGTAAGACTGCGCCGGCAGATCGGCCCCCATGAGTAAGGCCCTCCGCGCCAATTATTCAGCGTACAAAGAAACCCAACGTCGCCGCGCCGCCGTGCGCGCCGCCGCAGGCCGGGAGATCGCGCCCTTGCCGCCCGTCGCCGATCCCATCCGCAAGGCCACCGCCGCCGCCAGCTTCAGCCTGTTTTGCCGGACCTATTTTCCCGCCGCCTTCTACCTGCCCTGGTCGCCAGACCACCTAACCGTGATCGCCAAGATCGAGCGATCCGTCCGCACCGGAAGCCAATTCGCCCACGCCATGCCCCGCGGCAGCGGCAAGACCACGCTGACCGAGATCGCCGCCATATGGGCGATCTTCACCGGCTGCCGCCGTTTCGTCTGCCCCATCGGAGCCACCGCCGACCGAGCCGAGGCCATGCTCGCCAGCATTCTCACGGAATTGGAAAGCAACGACCTGCTCGCCGCCGACTACCCCGAAATCCTGTACCCGATCCAATGCCTCGAGCGAATCCACAATCGTTCGGCCGGCCAGACCTACAACGGCCAGCCGACCCGCATCACCCTGACCGCCAAGCGCATCGTCCTGCCGACGATCCCCGGCAGCGAGGCCAGCGGAGCCATCATCGCCGCCGCCGGCCTGACCGGAGGCGAAATCCGAGGCCAGAAGCACAAGCTCCCCGACGGCCAGGTCGCCCGCCCGGACCTGGCCATCATCGACGACCCACAGACCACCGAATCGGCCTGGTCGATCAGCCAGAGCGAACGCCGCGAGGCCCTGCTCGCCGGCGACATTCTCGGCATGGCCGGCCCCGGCCAGCGCATCGCCGCGATTCTCTGCTGTACGATCATTCGCCCCGGCGACATGGCCGACCGCATCCTCGACCGCGACGCCCATCCGGAATGGCAAGGCGAACGCACCAAGCTCATTTATGCGTTTCCGACCGCCACCGGCCTGTGGGACAAATACCAGAGCATCCGCCGCGAGAGCCTCAAGAACGACGGCGACGGCAGCCAGGCTACGGAATTTTACCGCGAGCATCGGCAGAAGATGGACGCCGGCAGCCGCATTGCATGGCCCGAGCGACACGACGAGCACGAACTTTCCGCCCTGCAACACGCCATGAACCTCAAAGCCGATCGAGGCGAGGCCGCGTTCTTCGCCGAATACCAGAATGAGCCCGTTACCGCCGGCGACAGCGACGACCACCTCGACGCCGACGCAATCGCCGCCAAGACCAACGGCCACAAGCCCCGCGCCGTGCCCGCCGACGCCGCGAATCTTACGATGTTCATCGACGTTCACGACCACCTGCTCTATTTCCTGGTCGTCGCCTGGACGCCGGACTTCACCGGCTACATTATCGATTATGGCGCCTTTCCAGACCAACGCCGCCGGTTTTTCACGTTGCGGGACGCCCGAACCACGCTACGCCGGAAATTCCCCGGCACCGGCAAGGAAGGCGCGATCCAGGCCGGCCTCGTGGTCCTGACCGAGGATTACCTCGCCCGCGAATGGCGACGCGACGACGGCGCCGTTCTGCAGATCACCCGATGCCTGATCGATGCCGGCTACGTCCCCGACCAGATTTTCGCCTGCATCCGGCGATCTGGCCGCATGGCCTCCCTCATGCCATCGAAAGGAATGGGAATCGGCCCCGCCGCCAAGCCGTTCAGCGAGTACAAACGGAAGGCCGGCGAGCAATACGGCCTGCATTGGCGCATTCCTTCGGTTCGCAAGACAAGGGAACTGCCGACCGTTTTGATCGATACCAACTTCTGGAAAACGTTTGTGCATGACCGCCTGGCCGTCGCCCACGGCGACCCCGGCAGCCTGAGCCTTTACGGCACGAGCCCCGAGACCCACCGCCTGCTCGGCGAACATTTGACCGCCGAATTCAGAACCCGCACGGAAGGCCGCGGCCGCGTCGTGGACGTTTGGAAGGCCCGCCCCGGCGCCTTCGACAACCACTGGCTGGACTGCCTGGTCGGCAACGCCGTCGCCGCCAGTATGCTCGGCGCGACATTGCCCGGCATGGATCGCCAGCCTACCACCGGCCGACGCAAGGCCGTCCGCTTATCCGCTTTGCAAGGAAGCCGCCGATGATTGATAATCGCCAGTCGATTCGTTTGTCGGACCTGGACGCCAGCCACGGCGCCGCCGGCCTGACCTGCCGCCATTGCGGCTGCCGGGATTTCCGCGTCGTGTACACCCGCCCGATCGCCGGCGGCATTCGACGTCGCCGCGAATGCCGGCATTGCGGCCACCGCATCACCACGACCGAGCGCAGCCAATAGCCCGACGTTTCAGGTGCAGCAATACTGCACCTGACCGACCCGCCCGCCCCCGAAAAAAATATCGCTAAAAAATGATAAAGACCTTGCCTCTATATAGCCGATAGTATATAATAGTATTAGTAAAGGTAAGGAACCGAACATGACCCTGAGCAAAAAGGAAAACACCATGAACACCATGAACACCACGAAGCCCAACGAAACCAACAGCATTAAGCGAGATTGGCATTCCCTAAAGCCCGGCGACGTGATTTGGCTCGCCAACGGCTGGTTCAAGGTCTTCGACGCCTACCTGATCGGCCAGGGAATCCTTAAGCTCAAGATCATCGTCGACGACCACGTCGAAGCCTACAACTTCCGCACCGCCTGCAGCCAGGCAACCTGCCAGGCCTGAACCATAACCCGAGCGAAAAGGAAAACACGATGAACACCACGACCGACACCGCCGCCAAGATCAACGCCGCCACCATCATCGACGCCTTAGTCGCCAGCCTCCGCACGCACAATATTCTCGACCATTACCCGGAGATCGCCGCCATTGCCGACGAGGCAACAGCCCAAGCCGCTGACCTGCTCGCCACCTCGGGACTTGCGATCGACATTAGCAACGACGCCAACATCTACGCTGGCCAGGACGCCCGGATTGTCCACGTGAGCACGACCGGCGAAGGCCGGAAGCTTTACGCCCTCAAGAGCAGGTCTACGACGATCGCCACCGCCTGGGACAACCCCGGAGGACTCCGCGAATACGCCGCCGGCCGCTTATTGAACCTGCCCGTCTGACCTACGCCCCAGGCCTGGCCGGCGTCGTGCCGGCCAGGCCGGACCCCAAACACGCAAAGGACAACATGATGAAAACCGACACGACAAGAGCCACGATTAGCGATCTTCAAGAGGCGATGCACGACGATCTTTCAGCCCTACGAACCGTCGCCGAATTAAGCCCGGCCGACGCCTCCCTCGTATCTAGCGCATGGAAATGGGCAGCCAGAGAACAGGTGCCAGCGACGCAGGGAAATCTTGAGAGCGTCCGATTCTACGCGAGCCACGTCCGAAGAATTCGCACCGCCCACCTCGGCAGACACCCGAACCCCCTCGGCCTTTCCCGTATCGTCATGCAGCCGTGACGATTGACCAAACCACGACAGGAGAACTCCCCCATGACCAAACGCAAAAAAGCCCGCCGCCTTGCCAGCGCCCGTTTTCGCCAGGCCCTGCTCGATGCCCGCCAGGCCTGCAAAATGACGCAGGTCGAAGCCGCCGCAGGAGCCGGAATCTTGCAGAGCCAATGGAGCGACTACGAGCGAGGCCGCAAAGCGCCCGGCCTCGACATCGCCGAACGCATGGCCGCCGTCGTCGGCCGCGACCTGGCCGACCTGCTCGAAAAAAATATCGTTAAAAAGTGATAAAGCCCTCGCCGCTTGTATAACGCCATTATGGACGCCGCCGGCTTCGACAATTAGCCAACCCGCCTGGCCGGCACCACGCCGGCCGGTCCCAACGCCTGACCAGGTGGCGAAATTCGCCACCTGAACCCCGCCGCATCGGCCGGAAAGTTACATCCGTGTAACAATCCGGCCTTTTTTACGCGCCCTCGCGTTTTTTTTCGCCCGACGGCCGCCCCCATGCCGCCTCCGAGATTGTACGGACCTTGCCCGTCGGGCGTGGCCGGGTTTTCGTTCCTTTTCCCGGTCGCGCCCCACCTTTACCCCAGGTTACACGATGGCCGACCTTGCCGAGACAATCGAAGAAGCCGCCGCCAGCCCCGCCGCCGCGACCGTCGACGGCAACAGCGCCACCGCGCGCCCGATCGCCGACCTGATCGACGCCGACCGCTACCTGGCCAGCAAGCAGGCCGTCCGCCAGAACCCTCGCCTCGGCATGCGCATCACCCGAGCCGTTCCCCCAGGGACAGTCTAGTATGGGCCTTTTCAGCCGCAAAACCAGCCCGACCCGCCTGAGCCTCAGCGACCGCTTCGTTGGTCGCCTGGCCGTCAAATATCACGACCTCAAAGCCCGATACGACGCCGCGCAGACCACCGACGGCAATCGCCGCCATTGGGCGAACGCCGACGACCTCGGCCCGCAAAGCGCCCTGACCGCCGCGACCCGCAAGACAATCCGCACCCGCGCCCGTTATGAGGCCGCGAACAACAGCTATGCCAAGGGCATCGTTCTCACCCTTGCCAATGACGTGATCGGAGCCGGGCCTCGCCTGCAGCTTCTCAGCAACGACCCCGCCGCCAATCAGGCCGGCGAAAAGGCCTTCACCGCCTGGTCGCGCGCCGTCGACCTACCCGCCAAGCTGCGGACGATGCGCATGGCCAAGGTGATCGACGGCGAAGTCTTCGCGATGCTCACTACGAACGACGCCCTCGCCCACCCCGTCACGCTGGACGTTCGGCCGATCGAGACCGACCGCATCGCCGGCGAGGCCATGCTTAGCTATGCCGCCGACAATACCGACGATGGCATCACGTTTGACGCGGCCGGAAACCCCACGACCTACCGCGTTCTGAATCGGCACCCCGGCGACGCCGCCGCCGAAAAAGCAAGCGACGTATTGGCCGATAAAATCCTGCACCTGTACCGTGCCGACCGGCCCGGCCAGACCCGCGGCATCAGCGAGCTCACCCCGGCCCTCGGCCTCTTCGCCCAATTGCGTCGTTATACCGCCGCCGTGCTGGACGCCGCCGAACTGGCCGCCGATTTTGCTGGCGTCCTGCAGACCGACGCCCCCGCCGACGCGACCGCAGCAGCAATCGACGCGATGGACACCATCGAGCTCGAAAGCCGCATGATTACCACCCTGCCCGAAGGATGGAAGCTCGGGCAGGTGAAAGCCGAGCAGCCGACGACGACATACAAAGAATTCAAGGCCGAAATCCTGAACGAAATCGCCCGCTGCCTCAACATGCCATTCAACGTCGCCGCCGGCAACAGCGCCGGATACAACTACGCCAGCGGCCGCCTCGACCACCAGGTTTATTACAAGGCGATCCGCATCGAGCAGGCCGCCACCGAGGCCATCGTCCTCGACCGTATCCTCACCGCCTGGCTGAACGAAGCCAGCCGCACCATTCCCGCCCTGGCACCCCTGGCGTCGTCCAGCCCCGTTCTGCATCAATGGTTTTGGGAAGGCACCGAGCACGTCGACCCGGCCAAGGAAGCGAACGCCCAGGCGACCCGCCTGACCAACAACACGACCAACCTGGCCGCGGAATATGCCCGCCAAGGCAAGGATTGGGAAACCGAACTGCGGCAAATCGCCATCGAGATCGCCCTGCAGAAAAAACTCGGCATTCCCCTCGCCAATGCCCCCGCGCCCGCCGCCGCAGGAGCCGACGCCCCCGACGATGATGACGAGAAGGACTCTGACCAATGACCAAACGCCAACGCCGACAAGATCGCCTCCACAGCCTCCGCGCCGCAGCGGCCGCCACAGACCACCTGACCCTCACCGGCGGAGCCGTGAACTTCATCGAGGCCGCCGCGGCCGCCGAAGGCGAAGCGCCCAAGCTACCCCGCTTCGAAATCCTCGGTTATACCGGCGCCCCGATGCGCGTCGGCTTTTATAGCTACCCCGTCGTCGTCGACCTGGCCAGCATGACCGCGCCCAACGCGACCTGCCCCATCCTGAAAGACCATGACCAGAGACAGGTCGTCGGCCACGCCGACACCATCGACATCGGCCAGACGCTGACGCTTTCCGGCATCATCAGCGGAACCGGAGCCGCCGCGAAGGAAATCGTCGCCAACGCCAAGAACGGATTCCCCTGGCAGGCCAGCCTCGGCGCGTCCGTCGGCGAAATGACCTTCATCGAAGGAGGCAAGACCGGCACCGCCAACGGTAAGACTATCAAAGGCCCCGTCTACCTCGCCAAAAACACCGTCCTCGGCGAAGTTTCTTTCGTCGCCGCAGGAGCCGACCCCAAAACCGCCGCCACCGTAGCCGCCGCCATCGCCGCGGCCCAATCACAGGAGATGCACCCGATGACTTTTGACAAATGGCTTACCGCCAAGGGCTTCGACGCCACCGACCTCGACGAAACGCAGACCGCCACCATGCGCGCCATGTACGATGCCGAGATCGCCGCATCGGCCGGCACCCCCGCCCCGACGCCCGCGACCACCGCGACGCCCGCGACGCCGGACCCCCAGGTCACCGCGGCCGCGGAGCCCGACATCGCCGCCACCATGCGAGAGCAGGCCGCCGCCGAGACCGAACGCATCGCCGCGATCCAGACGATCTGCGCCGGCAGCCATGCCGACATCGAAGCGCAGGCGATCCGCGAAAATTGGGATGTCAACCGAACCGAAGTCTCCGTTCTTCGCGCCGAACGACCCACCGCCCCGAACATCGGCAGCGGCCGACCGGCCCCCAGCGCCGACAGCCTCACCGCCGCGATGAGCCTGGCCGCCGGCCTGCCGGAAGCCGGCCTTCTGGCCGACTTTGGCGAGCCGACCATGGAGGCCGCCGCCCCCATGCGTCGCATGAGCCTGCCCCGCCTGATGGAGCGATGCATTACCCTCGAAGGCCAGCAGCCCCCGAGCGACTTCTGCAACGACACCATCCGCGCCGCGTTCTCCACCATCAGCCTGCCCGGCATCCTCGGCAACGTCGCGAACCGCACGATGCTCGAGAGCTTCAATGCCTTCCAGGCCGTTCTGCCGCAGATCGCCAGCGAGACCGATGTTAACGATTTCAAGACCCACACGCGTTATCGCCTGACCATGAACGGCACGTTCCAGAAGGTCGGCGCCGACGGCGAACTGAAGAGCGCGACGTTGGGCGAGGAATCGTTCACCCAACGCCTCGACACCTGGGGAATGGTCCTCAGCCTGACCCGCCAAATGATCTTCAACGACGATCTCGGCGCGTTCCTGCAGATTCCCCGCATGATCGGCCGCAAGGCGAACCTGGCCCGCGAGAAGGCCGGCTTCACGCTGCTGCTCAGCAACCCGAGCGACTTCTTCCACGCGAACAATGACAACTTCGCCGCCGGCAGCGACACGCCCCTGGCCATCGGCAGCCTATCCACCGCGGAGCAGAAATTCTACGACCAGACCGACGCCAACGGCGACCCGATCGGCGCCCTGCCGGAAATCCTGCTCGTGCCTTCGAGCCTGAAGGTTACCGCAGAACAGCTTTACGCGAGCCTCAAGCTGAACGAAACCACGACCGCCAACAAGGCCAAGCCGAGCGACAATCCGCACGCCGGCAAATTCCGCCCGCTGGCGTCGCCGTTCCTGAACAACGCGAACCTGACCGGCTACAGCGCCCTGGCCTGGTATATGTTCGCCAACCCCGCCGACCTCGCCGCGATGGAAATCGCCTACCTGCGAGGCCAGCGGACCCCGACGATCGAGAAGGGCGATACCGACTTCACGAACCTCGGCATGTACTGGCGCGGATATTGGGACTTCGGCGTCGCCATGCAGGACTCCCGCGCCGCCGTCAAGATGCTCGGCACAACGGAGTAATCACCAACCCGCCGCACGGGCGCGATGGCCTACCCGCCGTCGCGCCCGCCGGCTGAACTTTTGGAGCATACCATGGCCGCATTAACGCCCGTCGCACCCGCCAGAGTACCCGCCGAACTCGAAGCCATCGCAGCGGCTGCAGAAGGCGACGAATTCGCCAACACCGGCAAGGAACTGCTGCTCATCGAGAACGGCGCCGGTTCGCCCGTTACGCTGACGATCGAGACCATCGTGACCGTCGACGGCGAGGCCGTCGCCGACAAGGACGTCATCATCCCCGCCGGCGAGCGGCACATTATCGGCCCGTTCCCGACGACCTATTACAACGACGGCGACGACCTCGTCCAGTTGACTTACACCAGCGAAACGGACGTGACCGTCGCCGTGATCAAGCCCTCGTAGCCCGGTTTCTCATCACCAACCTTTGACGCCCAGGAGATCGCAATTATGATTATTCGCCTTGCCGCAGGATTGTCCATCGACTACACCCCCGGCGCCGACGTGACCGCCGGAACCTTCACCCAATACGCCGGCCTCATCGGCGTGCCCGCCAATGACATCGACGACAGCCGCCTCGGATCGCTGGCCGTTTCCGGCTTGTTTGAAGGCCCGCTTGTGGCCGAGATCATCACCGCCGGCGACGTTATCGGCTGGGATGCCAACGGCGACCCCTACGGAGGCACGGCCGGCAGCGGCTGCCTTACCAACGTTTCCGGCGATTGGGATTACCGCGTCGGCGTTGCCATCGAGGCCGCCACCGCCACGAACGGCCTGCTCCGGTTCCTGCTGAACGTTTTCCCGAACGCCAACACGTTCCAGAACACCGCAGCCACCGTCGCCGACGCAGCCGCGGCCACCGCCACGGACCCGGCCGTCACCGCAGCCGTTGAAGCCCTGACCGCCGTCGACCCCACACTCGACGCCAGCGACATCACCGACTCGACGACCGGAACGCCCAGCGAGGCCCACACCCTCGTCAACGCCGCCAGCAGCGACTTTGCCACGGCCGAACTGCAGGCAAACTTCGCCACGTTGGCCGCCGAGCACAACGCTCTCAAGGACGACACCGAGGCCAACGAAACCGCCATCGAGGCCGCCATCGACGACCTGGTCAGCCAAAAGGCCGTTATCGACGCCAACGTGACCGACGTTGCCGCGAACAATACCGCAATCGATGCGTTGATCGTCGACGTTGCGGCGTTGCGAACCACGCTCAATGCCGAGATCGCCGCGCTCAAGACCGCCGGCCTGCAGGCCAGCGCATAACCATGACGAACCTGCTCCACACCGCCGCCCAATGGCTCTCCGATACGCTGGCCGCCAGCGTATCGGAGGCCATGACGTACACCCGCGAAGGGCTCGGCATTCCGATTGCCGCCACGGTTGGCAGCAGCCAATTCGAGGCCGAGACCAGCCTCGGCGTGATCGAGACGTTCCGCAGCCAGGACGTCCTCGTGCCCGCCGCCAGTTTGGTGCTCGCCGGCGCATTGATTACACCGCAGGCCGGCGACAGGATCACCGACGGCCAGGGGCAGGTATTCGAAGTGACGGCGCCGGGAGGCATGACGCCTTGGCGATACGCCGACCCGCATCGCATCGCAATTCGCATTCACACGAAACGCATCGAGGCCTGACCATGCCCCAGGAAATCAAAGTACCGCTGGAAAAATGGGCAGAAGATTTGATCGACCGAGCCCTAGAGAAGCACGCGAACAATTGCCCCCTGGCCCCGCGCGTTCGTCGTTTGGAAATGCGGTTATGGACGCTGATTGGCTTCATGGTCGGAAGCGGGCTTCTTGGTGGCGCCGTCGGCGCCGGAATCATGCGATCCACCGGCCTTCACTAACGGAGCATAGCACAATGGCCTTTATTAGAAAACTCATCGGCGACGTCATGATCGACGAAGCCACCGGCGCCCTGCTCGTTGGCATTGGCGCGTTGCCCACCGGAGCGGCCACCGCGGCGAAACAGGACACCGCGAACACCTCGCTCGGCCGAATCGAACCGGCAGCGAACGCGGCGACCGTGACACCCCACGACGAGAACGTCCTCGCCCATGCAGCCACGGCTTTATACATCGGGACCGGCGGCAATATCAAAGTCGGCATGAATGGGGGGCAGACTCTCACGTTTGCGAATGTGCCAGACGGCACGATTCTTCCTATTCGCGTAAACCTTGTCTTTGACACAGACACCACAGCCGCCGACATCGTTGCCTTGTATTGATGACCATGAAACCAATCGGAACAGATCGAGCCATCACCGCCCCCGGCCGCATGCGCATTTGGGCCGAGCCACGTTTTACACGCGCAGGAGGAAGCGTCTGGCGACCCATCGCCGAAGTTGTCGGTGTTCAGCGGACGCCACTAGGCTGGGCCGTGACCGTCGGTGAAAAGACCCTTGAGCTTCGATGCAAACAAATTGCCGCCCTCGACGCGGCCAAGGTGATCGATCAGTCATTCGGCCATCACTTTGGGCCGCTATTGGACGCGGCGAAATGCCCCGACGCTCTCGAATTCGACATCATCGCTCCACCGGGAACCCAAGAGACCGCCGACGGCTGGATTCTGCAAACTTGGGACGGCGTGCCCTTTGGCCTTTCGATGCGGGACTGGAAAAGCACGTTTGGCGAGAAGGCCCTGATCGGGAGCAATTCGGTTGCGATCGATCTCACGGAGGCCAAGACGGAGGCCATCGAATCAGCAAAGACAATCAACCTCGACCCGTCTATCCTCCTGTCGCCAGACTCGGTTTTGTCTTTCACGAACGCGGATATGGCCGTTTCGTTGGCGTCGATCGTAGAGGCGGGGTGCATTCTTTTTAACGGCACTGAGACCTGTACTGCTGAGGGATCGTTCTTAAACTTTCCGCCTCCGTTTGTGCGGGTCACACGGGCGGGGATGCGTTTTACGAATTGCCCGACAGCCACGGCGTCGTCGTTGCATCTGCGATTGACGGAAGCCGGTACGTTCGCGGACGTGCTGGTTGCCGCCGCCGATCTGACCGAAACATTTTCGGCAGAGTACGGTGCGAATTATGGCGGGATTAAGACCGGGCGGGATGCGGACGCTAACGCAGGACTGCTAGTAGCATCCGGCGACGAGGATCGTCGTTACACCTTCGATCTCGATCTTGAGACACAATATGCAGACACGACCGATCTAGGATTGAGCGAGTACGCGTGGGACGTTGGCTACCAGAGCGTTTCCGGCTACGGCGGCGGGACGGTTGACTTTGAGGCCAGCGGCGACGACGCACCCTATCTCGACGTGATCTTAGCCGCCAACCACCCCAGGAACCGCCTCGGCCTCGGTCTCGGTTTGGGGATGAGCCGATGATCGCCGACCTGGCCGACACGATCGCCGCCGACATGACAGCCGACCTGGCCGCCGGCCGATTCGTTGCGCGCCGCACCTATCGACCCGAGCACAGCCTGGAATCTTTGCGAGACCTGACCGTAATCGTCGTACCC